CTGCAACTGGTTCTGCAACTTCTGCTGCTGGAACACCTGCACCGCCGGATTTTTCGACGAACTTTTCGTCTAGCTCATTTGACATATGTTCTACTCCTTTTAATTAAGCTATTCTATATGTTTACTATTTATTAAAAAATCAATTTCTAAGCGAATTAATAAACCGTTCGAACAGCTTAGCTGCCGTGGACTCATCAACCCTTCTAACTACTCTTCTGATTTCTTTTTCAATTTCTTCCTGAATTTCTTCAATGACTTCCTCAACTTGTGGCGCTGACGGTAGCCAGTGACCTGAGGCGATATCATAGTAAAATTCAGCGTTTTCCATAATGCCGTTCACAAAACAGTTAGGGCCTGAAGGATCGGTGACAATATCCACTGTTGATAAGTGAAAATCGTCTTGAACTTCCATAATCCCAGACTTCATTGGTTTAACTGATCCCAACCCTCTAGTTGAAACACCAATTTTAACGTCTTCGTCCATGAAAGTTTTTACGATTTCTCCCATTGGGGTACTTAGAATTTTGGCTTTTCCAACAAAGTCGGACCCATCTCTTTTCATTTCAGTGATAAGGTGTGACACTCTATCACCGTTAATGGTTGGAGTTTCTGGGTGACCGAGTTCTCCAAGGGCTCGTTTAGTTTCGATGAAGTCTTTGTTATAGCGATTCATCTCATTCTCAAGAATCCCAGCAGGATAAATTCTCCCGTTGCGATTTTTGATGTCTCCTTGCATAAAGATTCCTTCAATGAAATAAGACTTTTTCCCAGTCGCTTCATTGAGCTCTGTCGCAATTTGAAGATCTTCTGTTACTTCAGTAATTAATTTCATTGGTTCAATCCTTACTTAAATTACTATTATATTTATAATAAATTATAAAGCTTCTCTCGCAAATCCAAGAATCTCCTCAAATCCGCTTTTGTCTTTCTGGGCAACTTCGCCGAGTTTCTTTTGGTTTTGACGTGATAGGTCCTTAAACATTGAAGTTAATGCTTGTGCATCTTCTTTTTTAAGAACTACCTGAGATCCATCTTTAAGTCTCATAGCGCCAGGTTTAAATTTCATTGCTTCTTCTAACGCAACTGATTCATTTGTTCCCATAATATCTTGGCCTCTATCATCAGTTCTATCTACTTTAGCTTTTTTCATTACTGTGCGTGTTTTACCATCTGGACCGGTTTGAGTAACTGGACGCTTTAAAGCTGATGTTGTAGTTTCACCAAGCGCTACTTCTTCATTCTTTTTTTTACGAAGCATTGCTAAGTCATGCCCATCAATTTTACCATTCTTATTATGGTCAATTTTCTTTTGCTTTGCAGATAATTCTTCGTCAGTTAATTCTGTTTCTTCTTTTTTCTCCCAAGGAGCTTTTTTCAAAGTAACTGCCTTTTTGCCTTTTTCAGAAGATGCTGATGCTTTAGCAAGCTTTTTCATAAGGGAAGCTTGTTTATTTTCAACAACAGTTTCTTCAGTAGCCATACCTGTCATTGTTTCAGCAGTTGCATAGCTATAAAGAGTTTGCATTTCCTTAGCAACACCAGCTAATTTGTTTTGAAACCATTCTTCTGGATCATTTGTTGACTGGACATACTTTGCGATACCCATCATGTTGTGGGACATAGCACGTAACGCGCCCATCATCATTGGTTTTTCTTGTGAAGGATCTTCTGATAATTCAACTTCTTTTGTTTCTTCACCAATAGTTTCAACGGCTGGATCTTTTTTAGCATATGAAGCATCATATTTAGACGCATCTGGTTCAGCGCCTTTGCCTGAAGTTTTTCCAGCGATATCGCCTGTAAATTGGTGGTCTAAAGCAACTGGATGCTGTTGAACTTCATAAGTATGTTGGTCAATAAAGCGCTGCTCATCTGGAGAAATAGGTTTAGCTACTTCGCTGACCATCTGTTTAAAGGATTTCATGTTAGTCTCCTAAGAAAATTTGTTTTTATTTTAATCTATTTATCCATTTATATTATTTGCTGACGACTCTTGCTCTTGGTCTGGAACTTCATCGTCATCTGGCTCTTGCGCAGCGGCCAGATCGGCTTCTTCTTTTGATTCAGCCTCTATTTCTTTTTTCATATCTTTGATTTCATCTTCAGACATACGTAGAACGTTTTTACGTACCCAGTCTCTAGAATAATAAACACCAATCGCGTCTTCGACGTCACGTAAGGTTGTGAGTCTTTCGCGCTGAATTTCTGTTTCTTTAAGTTCTTCAAAATAGTTGTCTTGAATAAAATCGTATCTTAAATCGTTTTTGATTTCAACAAACTCTTCTGGTGTCATAATACCTTTAAGCACTAATTGCTTTTCAAGTACCTGAGTAAAGAGAGTAGAAAAACGAGATCTTACTCTTTTAACGAATTTACCGAACTTCATTTCATCACGGGTAATTTCGGAAACACGACCAAAGGAATACATAGTTTCTGGCTCTAAACGAGACAATGGAACTTTCAATGCTTTGAATAGTTTACGTTGGAAGTACTGAAGGTTTTGATCGTCAGTTAATCCAGCAGCTGAACCACCAGCCATAGTATCAACTTCGGTTGTTCTTTCACCACCACGACGTGGGAACCAGAAGTCTTCTGTCATTGTCATCATTTTACGCGAGTCTGTGATTTCACCAGTAGAAGAGTTATATTGTAACTTGTTCTTATGGCGAACCATCATATCTTTTATATATTGCTCAGCTTTCGATTTAGGAAGGTTGCCAACGTCAATATAAAAAACTCGTCTTTCAGGAGCTCGTGTAATAGTGTAAATGATTGTTGCATCTTCCAACATCCTTAATTGGTTTAATGGTTTAATAGCACCATGTAAATAGGATAAAACAAGAGCATTGTTTTCGCTCATTAAGCCTGAAGTTACTCTAGCTATTGAGTCTTTTGCAATCTTAAACCCTTGAGTTCCTGACTGCATAGTACCTTTATTACCACCAAAGCCATTTTCAGAATACATGTAGTATTCGGCTTTAGTTTTCTTTACTGGAATACCTGAGTGTGGATCCTTATCTTTCTTATCCATTTCACGAATAAGCTTAAGTTTTCTAGGATCAACATAACGGAGCTCTTTAATGCCCGCTTTAATATCTTCGTTATCAATAATAACGTGATAGTTAATTCTTCCATCAACATAGAATTTGCTGAACATGTCATAGCCTTGAGCCGTAAAGTCAAATAGGCTCATTACGTTATCAAATTCTTCTTGAAGTTTATCTTTTACTTTGTCAGGCAAGTCAACATCATCTAATAGCAATTCAACGACTTTATCGTCAATGTCAACACTAATAGATTCGTTTACGATTTCGTCTACAGCCTGAGCAATCTCTGGATGCATAGCTAAAGCACGATAACGACTTACTAGTTCAGATTCTGTTTTAGCAGTACCTTCCATATCCAGAATAGTACTATAGAACCCGCCCATAGCATTACCGCTGACAGTGATAGCACCATCATCGTTAATAGGTTCCGCGAATGAGGTTAATGGTTCAACCTCATCCGCTTCCCGTTTAATCTCAAAACCAAAAATTTTCATTTTGTCACTTTCTCATTATATATTATGTAGTAGGTACGCCGGTATTTCCTTCAACTCTCCATAAATCATACTGGAATGTTACAGAAAATTCTTCAATTGAATCTGTCTGTGACCAATCCATTTGGATACCTTCAACGCTAATTGGGAACATACCTTCGAAAACGTATGTACGTAATGGCGAACCGTCTTTACTGTACTGGGTAATTTGACCAGTAGATTTATATTGTTGTGGTAACCCTCTTGAGTTTGAATCGTGAGAGTTAATAAAGTTCATCCATTCTTCCATAGCGTTACGAATGGCGAAATCTTCGTCGTTGATAATTGTGACCGTCCAGTCAGCAAATGTTCTATCACCAGCATATTTGACCTGGCGCCCGAAGTAGGGCACCGTATATTGGCCAACAGTTGATTCCGGAATTCCTGCAGCTCTAATCATAAATGGAACTTTGATGTCTGCTACATTGGAAATCGGGTTAGTGACTTGACATTGGAAGAGCGTTGGACGTGCACCGCCACCTACGAGTTCTGATTTGAACTGGTTGATATTGAATGCCATGTTTTTCTTCTCCTATTTTAAACTATTTATTACGAGATCTGACCAACGATTTCGTCAAACTCAATGCCTGTTCTGGTAGCTACGAACGTAAGTTCGATAACATTAATAGAACGAGCTGGCTTGATGAAGATACTTGCTCGGAATTCATTTCGATCAATGACCTCAGGAGTATT